GTTAATTACTACCGTGCATTTGATGATTACCTTTCACGATTTACATTTGGTAACGGCATACATTTCCGTTCACCTAAAGCAACAGAAGCAATTGTTCCAGATCGCTTAGAGCGAATCTGGGAAGTAGATAACGACAAAATGCGTATCCTACTTGAGATGGGACAGCAAGGCGGCATCACTGGTGACGTCTTTGTTAAGGTCGCTTACGAAGAGCCATGGACAGATTCTGCTGGACACTTCCATCCTGGCCGTGTTCGTCTACTACCAATGAACTCATCTTTCTGTTTCCCTGAGTTTCACCCACACGATCGCACACGCCTATTGCGCTTTAAGCAGAAGTATCGTTTCTGGGGAACTTCATTAGAAGGTACACGTCAAGTGTTTACCTACACTGAAATTTTGACTGACGACATTATTGAAGAGTACGTCAACGATGAGTTAATTGACTCTCGTCCAAATCCACTTGGATTAATTCCAGTGGTACACATACCTAATGTTCCTGTTTCAGGATCGCCGTGGGGTCTCTCGGACGCACACGACATCATCACTATCAACCGTGCATATAACGAAATTAGCACTGATGTCGCTGACATCATTAACTACCACGCATCACCTGTAACGGTGATCGTGGGTGCTAAAGCCTCTAACTTGGAAAAGGGTGCTAAGAAGGTTTGGGGCGGTCTTCCAAAAGATGCTCAAGTCTTCAATCTTGAAGGCGGCGCTCAAGGTATTGATGGTGCTTTGAAGTATCTCGAACTTCTAAAGCGCTCAATGCATGAACTTATGAATATCCCAGAAACCGCACTGGGGCAAGTTCAAGCAATCTCTAATACTTCAGGTGTTGCACTCTCTATTCAGTATCAGCCATTGATGAATCGCTACTCACAAAAAGTATCCCAATATGGCAAAGGTATTGAAAGAATTAATGAATTAGCACTTCGTACTCTCTATCTCAAAGAGCCAGAGACTATGTTGTACAACCCAGATTTTGATGGACCAATTAAGCCTGGTCAATTATCACAACTTGATCCTAATGATCCTATTTCGTACATGAACTACGCTCACTTCCCACAGCCACTTCCTCTTGACAAGTTGATTGCACTCAACGAAATTCAGACTAAGTTGGGTATGGGTCTTGAGTCTAAGGAAGGTGCTCTTCGTACTCTTGGTGAGGAATTCCCAGAGGAGAAGTTGCAGGAGATTCGTCAAGAACTTATTACTGATGCTGAGGCTGATGGCGCTCTACAACTTGTGAAGATCCAGATCCAGAAGCAGATCATGGACATGACTGGCATGATGCCAGGACCTGATGGCAACTCCGCTATCCCGATGCAGCCAATGCAACTAGGCGATGGCGACATCATGGGTGATGGCATGATGGGCCCACAGGATTCAGCCAACCCGCAGAACCCTGCAAGCCAAGAGACTAAGGGAATCGAAGTCCAGGCTGAAGCAGAACTGCGTAACAAACTTGTCACCGATGCCTACGGAACTAAAATCCCACAGCGCAGATCGGTTGATAAGGAATAGAAGATTCTGATAAAAAATCAGAGTATACCGAGATTTTTGTAATGAAATGTAATGCAATTATCTCGTAATAAAACCCAGTGGCACGCCGCAAGGCATTCGGACAAAGACCCAGAAAATATAGGTGATTACTATGGAAAACCAAGTAGAAACTGCTGACTTATTGTCTCCGCAACTTGCGGAAGCAGTTACAGCACAAGAAGTTTTTCAGAATGAGGTGAGTTCTGTGTATACCGCAGATGACATTGCTAAGGCTCGTGAGCAAGAAAAAGCAAAGTTGTATCCTCAAATGGAAAAGATGAAAGAAGAACTTGCAGCAGCCAAGGCTCGTGCAGAAGATGCCGCAGCCAAAGAGGCTGAGCGTGAAAACCTTCGACTCGTTCTTGAAAAAGACGCAGAGGCAAAACGCAAGCAAGAAGAAGAAGACAACCTATCGTTCAAAGAACTCCTCGCAAAGAAGGAGCAAGAATTTAGTTCTCAATTAGAGAACGAACGTCTTGAAAGAGAACGTGCATTTGCTCTACTAGAGCAAGAGCGCAGGTTCCAAGAACTAATGAATTACCGTCAGAATCGTTTGGAACAAGAGCGGGACAATATCGTTCCTGAACTGATTGATCTGATTCAAGGTAATACTCCCGATGAAGTTGAGAGCAGCATCGCTACTCTCAAAGATAAGTCTTCAAGTATTTTGCAATCTGCACAAGCAGCAATGCAATCTGCGAAGCAACAAATGGCAGGTACTCGAATTACCGCACCTGCCTCAGGACCCCTCGATAATGACTCGTCACAACAATCGTATACACCCGATGCAATTCGGGACATGACAATGGCCGACTATGCGAAACAAAGAGCCAAGTTACTTGGCACTGCCGCCAGCAATCGTGGTCAGGGACTGTTCGATCAGTAATCCCTTCCAACTAACCAATTAAGAAAGGACTTGACCTAAATGGCAAGTGCAATTACAGGTACTGGGCAACTCGCAGGAGCGCCTACAGCATACTCAGGTTCAAACTCATCTTTGAACCAAGCAATTCAAACAATCTGGAGCAAGGAAATTTTGTTCCAGGCAATGCCAATTCTTCGCTTCGAGCAATTCGCAGTTAAGAAGACAGAACTAGGTGTAGCACCTGGTCTCCGCGTTAACTTCCTCCGTTACAAGAACTTTGGTATCGATCCAACACCTCTAACTGAAGGTGTTCGTATGACAACCAACGCTCTAACAGCAGAGCAGATCGCAATCACAGTTGCAGAACACGGCTACGCAGTAGCAGTTTCTGAACTACTTCTTAACGCATCATTCGATGACGTTATGGCGTCAGCATCACGTCTTCTAGGTCGCCACATGGCGCAGTACCTAGATGTACAGGCTCGCAACACACTATCAGCAGCAACATCAGCAGTGTTCGGTTACGACCGCTCATCTGTACAAGGTGTTAATGACTGGTACAACGAAGGTACAGTAGCAACACAAATTTCAGACCTAGATGGTAACTACAAGTTATCAACAGGTGCTGTAAAGGATGCTGCTCTTACCCTTGCTGGTAAGAACATCCCTCGCTTAGGTGAGACATATGTACAGTTCGTACACCCAAAGCAGTCACGTGACATTCGTTCGAACCCAGAGTTCATCGAAGTAACTAAGTACGCTGCTCCAGGTAACTTCATGCTCGGTGAAATCGGTCGTCTATACGACGTAGTATTCATCGAAACAACACAGGTTAAGAAGTTGGCAGTTAACGCTGCTTACACAACTTCAACATCTGTTGGTGTTCCAGCAGATCAGTACAGCGTTCCTGTTAAGGCTAACACAGCCCCAGGTTCAGGTGGAAACCCAGAGTCTGCAGATTTCACTGCAGAAAAGGGTTACCTAACATCAGCAACTGGTAACGGTGCTGAAGTTTACGAATCAATCATGATTGGTGACAACGCATTCGGTCACGCAATCTCTCTCCCAGTTGAACTACGTGACGGTGGAGTTCTTGACTTCGGTCGTGAGCACGCTCTTGCTTGGTACGCAATCTGGGGTCTAGGTGTTATCACCGACCAGGCTATCGTTAAGGTTTACACAAACTAATAGCCAATCTTTCCCCGATTCTGTCCTGGGAGCCATACCCCTTCTTTGGCTCCCAGGGCATAATCATAAAAACTAACTTAGGAGAATACATACCGTGGCAAATACACCAGTAAGTCCTTTAGACGCAACAGGTCGTGCTAAAGAGCAAGCAACAAAGAAGAACGCAGCAGAGTTAAAGAAGCGTGCAGAAGAGATCTCAATTGCAACGCAACTTGAAGTAGAGAGTCTGGAGAAGGATGTCTTTGATCCTAAGAATCCAGATGCCCCACTCGTACTAGACGAGATCGAAAATGTTGGAGTATCAACTGCAGGTGACATGGTCGTCATCCGTACAATCACTGACATTGAAGACATGACTTACGGAGTAGGCAATGCCTACACCTTTAAGGCTGGCGTTAAGTATCGAGTCCCATCAGGTCTTGCGGCTTACCTTGAGCAACTTGGATATATTTGGCGTCCTAACTAAACACTAGACGTCACAAGTAGTCCGACCCTCAACTGGTTCCCGCCCTCCTCCCAGTTGGGGGTTGGGCCTTTTTTGCACTGTGTAATTCTTGATTACACGAGATGATAGGCACAGTAATTTTACGGAGGTTAAGTGGCTACAGTAGCAACGATGTCAAACCGCCTACGTTACGAACTTGGTGACATTGGTCGGTCATTCGTCCACCAGTTTGTGGCTGATGGCACCACTAACCGTTTTCTCGTTCCCTATTCTCCTCTTGATGGTGTACATCTAGCCATAAATAGCGATGGAGTAGATGTATCTGCTGATGTAGAGGTAGAAGAGGCAACAGGACACATTGTCTTTGACGACACTCCAGCAGAAGGAGACGTTGTTATTGTTGCTGGAAACTACTTCAAGTACTTTACAGAGACTGAAATAACTCAGTACGTCTTAGATGCATTTGATCAGCACGTCACTTTTCACACAGACTCTTATGGACGCACAATCACTATGGCGACTCTACCTACAGTGGAAGAGTACCCAGTAATTATAAACGCCTCCACTCTAGCCCTCTACACACTGGCTACAGATGCCTCTTTTGATATCGACATCCAAGCGCCAGATGGAGTGATGATTCCTCGTTCTGAGCGCTACCGTCAATTGATGCAGATGATCGATGTTAAAAAGAATCAATACAAAGAACTATGTTCTCAACTAGGTATTGGTCTGTACAAGATTGATGTATTTTCATTACGCCGTATTTCAAAGACCACCAACGAATACGTGCCAGTGTATGAGCCACAAGAGATTGATAACAAGTCACCTAAGACAAGAGT